TATAAAAATAAGGGGATGGCTAGCATCCCCAATGAGTTTATGATGTGTGTTTATGTAAGTAAATGCCGGCGACTTTATTTTCCAGAGCAAAGGCATCATGGTATTGTCTAAAGTCGTATTTCCAGGCATCAGCGGTCTGGTTTTGGTCAGGACTGAAAACGCGTGGTTTCGCAATCTTCACGGCCTGAACAACAGCGGAAGGATGAATGATCATGAAATTGATATCCAAACCAACGTCATCGCCAGGTCCTGTTTCGCCGGTCAGTGCTTTGCTGTATCCGCCGGTTGTTGCTGCAACCATCGTAATGCCGGTATAGAATCGTGTTTGTGGTACTTTGACAATCTTCATGTTGTCGAATGTGTCAAAGTTGCGGTTGAATACATTGTCCTGCATCGTTGCAAAACGTGAAGGAACAGCATTTTTTAACAGGTTGTATTTAGTTGGGGTGATGAATAAAACGCGGCCATCTGCTGGCACTTCATCTTCATCCATGGTTACAGTTGCCACGTCAATGGCTGCCAATACTTTAGCGGCGGTGTCTAAGCTTGCAGCAGCAACGGTATTAATTCCAGATACTCCACAATATTTTGCGAAACGGTAAGCATCAATTTCAGGTGCTACCTGAGTACGGATAAATTCAGAGGCCACGGTCCCAAAAGCCAACCCGGCGGTTTCTTCGTTGTCCATGTTGTCTACCATGAATGAACGGCCACGATCCTGTGACAGTGTCATGGTTTCCCATGTGGCTGTAATGTCCCCGGCAACAAAGCCAGAGTTACGGCTGTAATTAGCAAGCCCCTGCATAGAGGTTTTGAATACCTTAACGGCATTGGCGCCGTCAAAAGATGGTTTGGTCTGACCGTCAATAATGGCGGTTAAAGAGGCTGTTTTGTATACCTCGTCCAGTAATGCCTTTGCTCTGGAAAATAAAGTCGCCGGCATTTACTTACATAAACACACATCATAAACTCATTGGGGATGCTAGCCATCCCCTTATTTTTATATAGGAGGTACGAATGTTAGTTGAAATAACAGCCGATGAACGGGCAACCAATAACATGATTTTAGTGGACGGCAACGCCAACGGCAACAGCGATGAGCTGAACGTTAATGCGTATAATACCGTCTGTTTTCAGATTACTGGCATTTTAGGCGGCGCAACCGTTACATTCCAGGCAAGTCTTGGAGGCGGTTCCTGGTTCAATATTCTGGCAACCAATGTGACAAGCGGAGTAGCCGCCGTTGCGGCAACAGCAAACGGCATTTACAAAGCTTCATGCGGAGGCCTTAAATATGTACGAGCGGTTGTATCAGACGCCGCGACTGCCGTGGAACAAACCGAAACAACCAATTACACCATTGTTGATGCAACCGGGGTTATTACTTTTGAAGAGGGCCATATACCAATTATGGGCGGGGCCGTCACTGCTGATTATGTCTATACTTTGCCGGTTGTTAATGAAGCGTTAGGAACAGGCGACGCGGTTGAGGATACCTTTGCTTTTGCAAATGGCGCCATTGTAGCAGAATCCGATGTCATTAAAGTCGATGGCGTCACTAAAACACGAACAGTCAGTTATTCCATTGATAACGCCACGGGGATTATTACTTTTGTTGAGGCGCATATCCCGGCAATCGGGGCAGCAGTCACAGGAAGTTGCACAAATCTTATAACAGTTACCGGCGAAGCAGTTGGAACTGGCGACGGTACAACCGCTGTTTTCACGCTCGATCACAGCCCTATCACATCGCAGACAATTTACGCGGATGACACAGCAATCAATATTAAAACTGTCACCACGCATTAAGGAGGTCTATTATGGCCTTGATTATTGAAACAGATACTTATATAAGTGCGGTTGATGCTGCCACTTATATTGCTAAAAACTATATCAGCAGCGATGAAAAACTACTGGCATGGGATGCGCTCAGTGCCAGTGATATTGACGTATTACTCAGAAAAGCAGCACAAGTCATAGACCGGCAACCATTAAAAGGCACCAAAGCGGTTTATACACAACTAATGGCATTCCCGCGACGGTTGAGGTCTTATGATCCCAGCTTACAGTTGTTTATTCCAGAGGTAGTGACACCGGATGCCGTTAAATACGCTCAGGTTGAGATTGCACTGGATTTAATGACAGGACCCAGCAAGCGGACAGAGTTACAGCGCCAGGGCGTTAAATCGTTCAGCGTTGGCAGTTTATCCGAAAATTACGGATCAGGTAAAGCAAACCCATTACCCTATGAAGCTAAAGAGCTGCTAAAACCTTATTTGGCGGGGGGCGTTCAGATTGTTTAGAGATTATGCCAATCAGAACTTGCAGTGGGGAAAAGCCGGCACTCCGAACGAATACAACGAATTAACTTATGAAGTTACCACCATTCGAGGACGCAAAGAAGAAGGATTTAAGCTGATTACTGATGACAAAGGTCAACAGGTCGTATCCACTGGGAAAGTTATGACAGAGGCTAATGTCAGCGCCAGGGATACTATTGACGGGCGCGGCGTGATCAGTGTTATACCAGCGATTGGCCTTGAGGGTTTTGGCTTATGGAATGAGGTGTATCTCAGATGATCATTAAAATTGACGGCATGGAGGAACTCAATAAAATCCTTGCAGACATCCCGGAGGTTGCAAAAAAAGCAGCACATAATGAGCTTAAAATTGTAGCCGAAGATTTAAAAGGGAAATCCCAGCGACTGGCACCGGTTGATTTAGGTGACTTAAAAGGTTCTGCCGGGGTTGAGGTTAATGGACTGGAAGCGACCATATTCTACACAGAACCCTATGCCACACGTCAGCATGAAGAACTTGAATATAACCATCCAAAAGGCGGCCAGGCGAAATACCTGGAGCAACCATTTAAAGAAAGCGTTAATGATTACACCAACGCCATCGGGGACGCCATTAAGAAGGCAATCACATGAGTTTAACAACTGAAATCAAAGCCCTTTTATCCACGATCCCCAATGTTTATATGGGATCCCTGCCTCCTCTCCCGGATAACGCCGCGTGCATTTACAACAGCGGCGGTTTTCCGGAGGGTTTAACGGCCTCACGACTTAAACAACCCACCTTTCAAATTCGTGTCAGAAATGCCAGTTATGCGGCAGGTGAGGCGATGTGTGACACCATCAATGAGTTATTACACGGTTATTCAGGGCCAAACATCATGCTCATTCAAAATATGGGCGGAATTAATGACATTGGCCGGGATGAAACCGGACGGCCAGAATTTACCATGAATTATAAAACCTATTTTAGATAACAAAGGAGAAAAATATGTCAATAAACACAAGTTTTGGAACCGTTTTTCAATGGAATAGTGTCTCAATTGCTGAATTAACAGCGATTAACGGCATCGAATTAAGTGTCGCAACCACGGACGTTACCACCCACGGCAGCGCTGACGGGTACACAAAAGAAATTCCGACATTAATTACCGCTGGCGATGTCTCAATCGAAGGATTGTTCGACGCTGCCGATGCAACCGGACAGCTGGCAATGCTGGCAGATTTAAACACAAAAACGCTGAGAAGTGCATCAATTATATTCCCTACAGCCACAGGCGCCTCATGGAGCTTTAACGGCTACATCACAGGGCTTAAAATTGGCGATGCTGCTATTGATGGGGTGATTCCTTTCACAGCGACTATTAAACCTTTTGGCAAGCCCACATTTGCAGTGGCAACCTCAGCAGGATTAACAACCGCATTCTTCACCATTTCCAATAGTGCCGTTGTTACACCAGCCGCCGCCGGGGATGTTTACACCTACACCGCCAGCGTATTAAGCGCCGTGGCAAGTGTAACCATAACCCCAGTCGCAACCGCCGGCGTGATTACCGTCAATGGCAATGTTGTTGCAACAGGCGTCGCTTCATCTGCCATCACATTAGGTGCTGCCGGAAGCGTCACCCCAATCACGGTTGTGGTGACAGAAGCAAACAAAGCGCCAAAAACCTACACTATTTACTTAACGCGATTAGCATAAACACAACAAACTAGGGGCGGTTCTTCCGCCTCCTTTAATTTTAGGAAATAAATTTATGAGAAAATACTACCATTCATTTTCAGACAAACAACAAATTAAAAAATTATATGAAAATAAAAGGAGAAAACAAATGGTAAAGCCATTTAGAACAATAGAGTTAGACAAAGACAAAGTATACAAATTAAGATTGGGCATGGGGCAGATTATTGAATTTGAGGATTTTACAGGGGAATCCATCGATACCGTTGTAACAAATAACCGATTCAGGCCACTTGTAACGGTATTGTGGATTATGCTAAAAAGGGAGAATGAAAGCCTAACGCTGGACCAAGTTTTTGAGATGGTCGACGACAGCAATAAAACTATCCAAGAGATAGTCAAAGTTATCGGCGAATGTTATAAGGATGCATTTAAAATAAATAATGCTGTTGAAAAAATCGATCCCGAATTATTAGAAGTTGAAGCAGTCCCAAACGAATAAACCCCACCTTCCGTGATTTCAGCAAAGAATTTGAATTAGCGGTAGGGGAGTTGCAACTTAAACCAGTTGAATTTTGGGAGCTTACACCTGTTGAATTTTCGATCATGGTCGATGGATATGTCCGCAATCAGCGCAACAAACAAAATGATTTATTGTCCCTGGCTTGGCATACTCAGGCGTTCGCGCGTTACAAAAAATTGCCAAATTTAAAAAATCTATTATTAACCGCAAAACCAAATAAACCAAAAGAGCCGCAAACCCCCGAGGTAATGATCGCACAGTGCAAAATGCTGAATGCGGCATTCGGAGGCGCGGAGGTAGAAACATAAAGGGAGGAGGTAAACAATGAGCAAAACAATAGCAAATTTAATGGTCGGCATCGGAGTTGACGCAAGCAAGCTGGAACCCGGGATAAAAAAGGCGAAAGCAAGTATAAACAGCATTCAAGGGGCAACAAAGGAAGTTAGCGATGGGTTTAATAAGCTCAGCGGCATGTCATTTCTCGGAATCTCTGTTGGAGCCGCGGCGGCGGCTACTGCAATTATCGGCATCGGGACAGCCTGTATCAATGCTGCGGGGCAAATGGAACAAACCCAGATGGCCTTTTCAACGATGCTGGGAAGTGGCGAAAAAGCAAATAAATTACTGAACGAATTGAAAGACTTTGCAGCAAATACACCGTTTGAATTTACCGAAATAGCCGCGGCCTCTAAAAAACTGTTAGCTTTTGGGGTGAGTGCCGATAAAGTTAAACCGTCATTAAAAGCCATTGGAGACGTATCCAGTGCGATTGGCGCACCAATTGGAGAGATTGCCGAACTTTATGGAAAAGCAAAAACCCAAGGCAGACTTTTTGCAGAAGATATTAATCAGCTCACTGGTCGTGGTATCCCAATTATTGGACAACTAGCAAAACAATTCGGCGTTACCGATGCAGAAGTTAAAAACTTAGTGGAAAATGGGGAAGTTGGTTTTGATAATCTGGAAATAGCCTTTCAGGATTTATCCAGCGAGGGCGGCCAGTTTTACGACATGATGGCCAGCCAGAACGATACATTGCTGGGGAAATGGTCAAACTTTCAAGATTCATTAGGTCAAATTTCCGTTTTTGTTGGAGATAAAATCACCGAAGCATTAGGATTAAAAGGCGTGATCGAGGGCATGTCCGGCGCTTTGGCAATCTTTAAACAGGGCATGGCCGGCGAAGGCGATCCGTCACAATTGACCGGTTGGGATACAGAAATATACAACTTAGGACAAGATGCCGCCATTACTTTTGAAGCAATTAAAACTGGAATATCCGACATGAAAGATCAATTCCAAGTGGATTCCCCGGGGATTTTAAAAGTGATCAAAGATGTGGATGATTCGATTAATAACGTAAAACGATCAGCCGGGCAACCAATCGAGGTAGAACCCGGAAGCATTATGGCTTTTCTTGACGATCTTATTCTCATGTCCGGTCAAGTAGACACCGTACTCAATAATACGCTTGCTTTGCTTCAGGATTATGCCGATTTTGCTCGCCAGGTATTTACTCTTGATTTTGAGGGTGGAAACAAAACGCTCGATTTGATTGACCAGGATCTCGCCAGATTCCCCGAAGCATTCAAAGTTGCGGGGCAAGATGCCGCCACAGCATATGCCAACGGTTTGGCGGAAAGATCAGGAGAACCAACCCAAAAGGCAATCGACATGCACAATGGCGTGCTAGGTGCTATTGGACCATTAGAACAGGAAGCGTTAGGCATTGGTCGAAACTCCGCACAAAGCGTCGGTTTAGGTATTGATGTTTCAGCACCACTTGTTAATACTGCCGCATTAGGTATTTATAATACCGTTTCTGGGAATTTAAGCCCGCTTGAGGCTTTTGGAAAGTTGACAGGATCTAACACTATTGGGGAATTCGGGCAAGGTATTATTGATGCCACTAACGGGGTTCTTTCAGGTGTTGGCAGTTTTGCCGAGGCAGTCATGAAAAAGTTCCGGGAAATGTTTGATTCACATTCCGATTCAAAAGAAACCATTAAATTAGGGTACGATGTGGCCCATGGTCTTATCACTGGTATGAACGGCACGAATATCTTAGGGTTTATCAATTCAATGGTCAAAGATGCACTTTCAGCATTCGGCGATTTAACAGGCATCGGCAACCTCATATGGCCAACCGCCACCACGGCGTTGACTTCTTTGTTTGGCAACCGGGAATCACCCACGCCTGGCGCAAGCTCATATCATGAAGGCGTGGACATTGGCGCTGCTTTTGGTGAGACGGTTATGGCCAGTGGCTCAGGCAGGGTTATTCAGTCTGGCTCAAACGGTGGTTATGGCAATAGTGTAACCCTTGATCTTGGCAATGGCTTAACCGCATTATATGCGCATTTAAGCGAAGTTTTTGCCAGTGTAGGGGAATCCGTCAGCGCAGGCCAAAGAGTTGGCGCAGTTGGCTCTACCGGTATCAGCACCGGCGCGCATCTGCATTATTCGTTATACCAGGATGGCGTGGCCATTGATCCCACAACTGAAACCAGCGGCGGTGGGGTTAGCAGTGATTTACTTGACGTTTTGATGATGCTTAAAAACGCTTTTGCGAACGGGCTTAACATTACACTCGATAACCGCGAAATAGGGAGGTTAATCAACGACTATGTCTAAAATAAATAGTTTTACGAATCATTTAGGGCAAGTGTGGGACCTCTCCGACGTCGTGAGTATTGATAATACTGCTATCCAAAACTATGAATGGAGTTTCAACACCGACAATAACGCCATTAGTAATTTTATCAAAAAACCAATCAGCCGGAACATTGACCTGATCTTTTCAAGCCCCGTGGCATTGGCGCAACGTGATGCTATTTTTGAATTGATCGAGGTTGATGTTCTGGCTGAAATACCGGGAGAACTCAGTGTTAACGGCTATGTCATGAAATGTTATTTGCACGGCATTAACAATAAAGAGGCGATGCTCGACAATTACATGAAGTTTTCTGTCATGCTGGCATCCGATAATCCCGTATGGCAAAAAGAAACCGCAACCACCTTTGGAATCGTCGAAGCATCTGAAAGTGTGGGCGCGTTTGATTTCCCGTTTGATTTTCCTTTCGGGTTCACAAAAACTTTCAGCGCTCAGGCATTGGAAAACACTAGTTTTATGGACGGATCCTTTCAGATAACCATTCAAGGGCCTGTTGTTAACCCGATTGTAACGATTGGGAATAATACCTACAGTATTTTTACATCATTGGAGGCATCGGAGTTTTTAACGATCACATCCATCGGGGATGGTGTGAATGCGATTAAAACCATTGTTAAAACCGCACCAACGGGGGTTGAAACCAACGTATTTGATAAACGGAATAAAGCATATAACAATTTTGCAAAGATAACCCCTGGCATTAATTTAGTCGCATGGTCCGGGTTGTTCGCGTTTGAAGTGAGATTAATTGAAGAAAGGAGTGAACCGAAATGGAGTTTATAATCGCCGATAGTGGATTAAATGAAAGAGAAGCCACCTATGAAAACACCAATGCAGAGGATACTCAGGCATTGACCGATGGCGGGATCGAAAAGTTCAAGGATTTAGCGAACACCCAAAGTCAGAGCATGACCATAAAAGATATGAACGTGGAATTATATGACATCGTAGGCGGTAGAGAATACACCACCGGGATTGTTATGGCTCAACCGGTTACGAATAAGATCATTAAGATTAAAAACGGAAAAGAAACAATTGATTATAAGATAGGAGGTACCGCATGAGTTTAGGGATCATAATTGGATACACAGGCGCGGCGCATGTTACCGCTGATGATTGGGCCGCGTTAAATACCGGGGTTATGGGAAACGGTGATTTTGTTTTTCAGAACGGCAATAAATTATCGGCCGCCATTATTAATGCAAACACCGTAAGAATATCAGACGGTGATTTAACGGTACAAGGCAGATTGGGACGGTTAGATCAAGGCACCACGCAGGATATGACCATCGTCAACGGTACCGTTGGGCAAAAAAGAAATGACTTAATTGTTGCGCGGTACTCAAAAACAGCTGATATTGAGAGCATCGTTTTAGCGGTTGTTCAAGGCACGAACCATGCAACAACGCCAGTAGACCCCACAATCACAACAGGGGTACTGCGAACGGGCAGCATATTACACGATATGCCGTTGTATCGCGTGCCATTAGACGGGTTGACGGTTGGGCCGTTGGTAACGTTGTTCGATGAAGCACAAACACAATTAGACACTATCACGACATACGGAGGGACAAATGAAAGCGGGTGGATTAAACATCCCGGAGGATTAATCCAACAGTGGGGGTATTACCGTGTTGTTTCTTCCGCATTGGGGGTTGTTGATTTTACTGGGACCATCCCGGTTGCGCTTACTGATCAATATAATGCAAAAATTGAAGTATCAAGTTTTCCTGAAGATTACGCATCATGGTCAAACAGTGGCGGAAACGCATACATGACAAGTACAACACAAGTGAGGATATTAACGTTTGATCACATCCCCGATAAAATATATAGATTTCATTACATGATAACGGGGTATTAATCATGTTGATATTTCATATTTCAGAGAGAGATAACCAGGTTCTTTACCGCGACGATCAAACGCATATTATTGCTGATTCTCAACAATTTCTTGAAGCGGTTATTACATTACCAGAAAGCTGGGCGGCTTTAACCGTTACGGCGGTTTTTGAAAAAACAGGCGTAACACCAACACCAACAGTAATTAATATTGTATCAGATATTGCGTTTAAAGTACCCGCCGCTGCCCTTGCAAGTGCGGGGTATATGAACGTTTCTTTTGTAGGTGCAACAGGGGTAACAACCGTTGCAACGTCAAGTGTCAGGTCAATCGAGGTTGAAGCAAGTGGATATGGCGATGGATTGTTACCTGATCCCACGATTGAAAACCCAGATCCGTATGCTCAGTATGTTCAATTAGTTGCAGATGAAATCGATCGGTTTGTCCCTGCTGAGGATATACGAATTAGCAACGAAGATACAAGGATTGGGAATGAAGAAAGCCGCGTAGTCGCTGAGGGGTTGAGAGATACAGCAGAGGGGTTGCGTGTTACCGCTGAAGATGGTCGCGTAATTGCTGAAAATGCCAGAGACGATGCTGAGGGCTTAAGGGTAATTGCGGAAGAATCAAGAGAATTGATTATCAATGGATTAGATACGCGGTTAGATGGCTTTGATACGCAATTGGCCGATAAAGCGAAGCTGTTACCTATAGACATAACAAAATATGGGGCTGTTGGTGATGGAATTACAAATTGTTTAACAGCTTTTAATAGTGCGGTATCTGTACTTAATGAAACAAAGGTTTTAAAATTTCCACAAAACATAACTAATAATGCAGTATATTATTTTTTAACAAATCCGACACTTACTAACTTAAAGATAGACGCAGATGATGGAGTAATTTTATCGTTTGCTACAACAAATGGTATTAGCTTTAAAACTGTTAAATTCCTAAATAGTATTAGTATTTTATCAAGGGATAGGAATAATACTGGTGTGC